TGAATCTACGGTCGATCGAGTCAATGCGGTTCTTCCATACATGAATCCATTGGATTCGTGCTATTGGCTTTTGCGCCGAGCCTATGATTTTAATAGCCGGCCATTCTTTCTGTATGAATCGATAATTGATGGTATTCGCATGGAATCATTGACTACGCTGATTGATGAGAAAAAGAATCCGACCTATAGAACATATCGTGATGCCAAGGTGTATGCAAATGCACCAGGAACGGCTGACTTTTTTGAAGAGCAAATAAGCCGTATATTTGATTTGACATCAGATTTCAAATTGTCTAAAGTCATTCCAACCGTAAGCAATGGTGCATATGCTTCAAAATCTGTACTGCTTGATCTGTGCACCAAGACAATCAAAAATGAGCTTTTTAGCTATAACTCAATCAATCCAAAAACCACATTAAATTCCAATCTGGTTCTATCAAAAAAATATGGTATTCCATATACCTCTAATGCAGACATCAGAGATATAGGCACGATTCATGATGCATTTACCGAATATCTGCCTATCAATTCATTGGCCTATTCTGTCAATGGTTCAGCCAAAAGTTATCATGACATGATGGTAAACCGCCTTGGAACATACAATTCTACTACGGAAACACTCGATACGATCACACACGAGCTTCAGGTGGCTGGCGATTTTAGTCTAAGACCTGGGCGTAAAATCATTCTGGAAATTCCAAAGGCAGTTGATTTGAAATTGTTTACTAAGCTCAAAGCAAAGATGAAAGGAAACTACGATGATTTGTTTGATCGTACGGTTTCAGGTAAATACTTAGTGACATCGGTCATTCATCAATTTGACGAGGAATATCATTGCCGCATGCGTGTCAAGCGTGATTCATTTACATTTGATCTAAATAATTCTTAATATGATAGCTACACATCACAAAGATGATTTTGCAAGCAATGGAGGAGGATTCTATTGGTTCCATGGAGTGATTGAAGATGTGATGGATCCAATGCAACTCGGAAGAGTCAGAGTTCGTTGTATCGGATATCATACAGACGATCGTGGTCTTCTTCCTACCTCTTCATTGCCTTGGGCATTATGTCTTCTTCCAACTACCTCGCCATCTACAATTGGTGCTGGTAATTTGAAAGGCATTGGACAATCCGCAACTGGCATGGTTCCTGGAACATGGGTTATTGGCTTCTTCCGCGATGGTCCTTCAGCACAGGATCCTATCATCCTTGGCTCGATAGCATCTAAGACGGCAAGTAAACCTGATAAAGCCAAAGGGTTCTCAGATCCATCCGGCACATATCCTGGAAATACTGGTTCTGATATACCGGCTGAGGCAATAAGTGGTACGGCCACAGCAAAGAATACATATGGTTCTTCAGTAAGTCCAGGCTCATATATTGCTCCGACCTATCCATACAATCAAGTCTTAAAGACTCGCTCAGGGCATGTGATTGAATATGATGATACTCCGGGAAAAGAACGCGTATCATTTATGCATAAGTCTGGAGCATTTATTGAAATTGATCCTTCTGGAAATATCAATATTTGCGGTAATCAAATTCGCATTAAAGGTAGTCGAATCGATTTGAATTGACGCTATAAATAGATTCAACGATGAGCTATTCCGATTACAATTCACCAAATTCACGTATTGTTGCTCCAGTACAGAAATACTCGGATTTGGATTTGCGTGATCCTTTCATCTCTCCTCTCAATAAGGATGTCAATCCTGTCATTGATATAGAAGCGGTCAAAAATTCCGTACGCAATCTGGTTTTGACTAATTTCTATGAAGTGCCATTTGATCCATATAAAGGCTCAAACATTCGAGCCCTATTGTTTGAAAACGCGGATTCGTATACGGCAATGGCCATAAATAAAGAAATCACACGAGTGATTACTCAATATGAGCCGCGAGTCAATGTATCTGTAGTCAATGTGATCGATCAGGCCGATATAAATTCTTATGCGATCACGATCAATTTCAATGTTATTCAATTAAATATTGAGACGGAAGTCAATTTTTATCTGGAAAGAATTCGCTAATAGGCATATAAATTAAATTTAGAACGATATGGCACAACCACTTTTGAATGTAACAGAACTTGATGCGGATCAAATCAAGGCCAATATGAAGGCCTATTTCACGCGTCAGGATTCACCGATCAAGGATTGGAATTTTGAAGGTTCTGGCCTAAACATGCTTTTGGACGTCTTGGCTTATAATACGCATTATAATGCAATCTTGGCTCACTTGAATCTGAATGAAAGCTTTATCGATACGGCGCAATTACGCTCATCCGTGATATCTCAGGCCAAACTGCTTGGTTATATTCCAACGTCTATCACGGCCGCAACGGCCAAGGTTTCGACTTCATTTGCCTCTTCGAAATCTTTAACAACCGGTTCTGAAATAACAATCAAAATTGGAAGTAAATTTACCGGTACTTCTCCAAATGGTTCATTCACGTTTGTCACTACTCAAGATACCAAAGCTATTGCAACTTCGAGTAATAGTGGATATACGTGCAACTTAAATCTGATTCAAGGCATACTTAGATCTCAGACATATCAGGTTGACAATTCTTATGCTGGTCAAAAATTTGTGATTGATGATCCTTCCGCGGATATTTCGACTCTGAAGGTTCTGGTATATGACACGGTAGACAATACTAATTATAGTGTTTTCATTCCAATAACGACATATATTTCAAGTGGATTCAATGATCTGGCAAACGTCAATTCCGAATCTCAGATCTATTATCTGTCTTTGAATAGTCAAGGCAAATATGAAATTAGATTTGGTGATGGCGTTCTTGGAAAAGCATTGAATAGTTTGAATATTGTAAAGCTAACATACTATTCCACTGAAGGTCCATTGGCCAATGGAATAACGGATTTTCAGTTTGCTGATTCGGCAACCGATACTAATAATAATGTGCCTATTGATAAAGTCAATGTGACATTGATATCCGAATCATCTGGAGGCAAAAATCCTGAATCGACCGAATCGATTCGATTGAATGCTCCAGCATCATTGATAACACAACGCCGTGCCGTGACGGCCAATGATTATATTACACTTCTCAGAGACAATTATTCTGAGAACATAGGAGAAGGCGGCGTCAATGTATGGGGTGGAGAAGATGAAGTTCCATTCGATCCAATCAATGCGGCTCAATATGCAGGCAAGGTTTTTATCTCATTCATCAATGATAATATTGATAAAAATGATGTGCTTTCATTTCTTAAGAAATACAAAGTCATGTCCGTGTCTCCTCAGATTATTGCAAAGGACACCATTAAAGTGGCTTTGAATGTCAATTTTAGATATGATCCAAATTTAACGAGTAAATCTGCATCTGAATTGATAACGGATGTTGAGAACACTATTAACAATTATAATAATACTTCTCTTAAGAGTTTTACTGGCATATTGCGTCATTCAAATCTATTGACCAATATTGACAATACAAATCCCGCAATATTAAATTCGGATATTCAGGTATCATTTTATAAGACGTATAGTATCAATCCATTGACGGCAAATCTTGATGTTGTCGATAAAGGCATAGCCAGCATTCCAAATGGATTGGTCACGTCATTTGGCAATAAGCTTTATGGATCTATAGATCAGTCTAATTCGATGGTATCGTCATCTGGATTCTATTTGAATACAGCATCAATGCAAAACATTATGCCATCACAGCAACCTGTGATTATGACGGCTACTTGGAGTGCAAATACCACATCGATGACAATTCTCTCAAGTCCTGGATCAGTGGATACTAATGCCTCTGGATATAATTTGACTAATGCATATTTGGTTCGTAATGCGGTGGTTACTTCTTCACAGTCTGGTTATACCACTTCGACGATCTCGATTGCATCGATCAATAATACTGGTACGGTAAGTGTTATTACACTCACCGGAAATATTAGTACTATTGCTACTACTTCCGCAATAGTATATGTCACTCCACCTGCTGGAACATACTACGTGAAAGATGCGGATGATCCGCTTTCGACTACGTCGCGGCGCCTATTCATGTCACCTAATCCGACAAGTGTGCCTGTCTCAGATCCTAAATTCAATTCAACTGGCACGGACATTCAGATTGGCACATTATATCCGGATACTGGAAAACTTGAAATGTATCGATACATAACCGGTACGGCCGCTTCTAGTGCTAGTGGTAATACGACTACTGATATTAAAGTCGGTTCTATAAAACGAGATGATGGTGTATCTACGTCTTCAATAAACTTTCTTACGAATCAATTTAAGAACTGCGTGATCTATATCACGGCTGGTGTCAATTATCAACAAAAGAAGGTTATATCATCTAATACGAGTGATACTTTAACTCTGGACACCGCTTTACCTGCGGCGTGTGATAATTCTTCGCAATTCATGATTATTCGTTCATGCATTGACATAACATCGGCTTCTACGATTGACATCTTTTCTAGGCCTGCATCAAATGATATTTCTCCAAATCGTCAACAGCTATTGGATATTGTTTCAAAGAATGTGACAGGTACAATTGACATTGGAGTAGTAGGAAATACCTCTTATACAACTTTCCCGCGCGATCCATGACATCTACATTAGGAATCAATGATACGCAGCCTCGCAATCTAGAGGCGCCACGATCAGCTGAACTAATTCCAGATCAGATACGTTCTGGAGCAAATAATTTCCTCATTCTTCTTGAGGAATATTATAAGTTCATGAATGTGGCCGAATTGACCACGGCAACTACGGCTCGGCCTACTACTACGGTTTTGAGTGGAAAGAATTCTTCTGGACCGTCAAATATCATTCATTCCATTTTGGCTGAACTTGATATTGATCAGGTCAATCTGGATTATTTGACGCATATTCAAACTGCCGTGGCTCCGCATATTCCGATTCCGACATACATGTCGTCAGATCGTACGGATTTTTATAAAAGGTTGAACGATATTCAATTGGCCACTTATCGGGCGAGCTTATATCAAAAAATCGTCAAACATTTCTATAACACACGGGGTTCTCGGAATTCCGTGTATAGTTTTTTTAGGCTTCTTTATAATGATACGGTCAACGTATTTGATATATCAGAATTTCCGATCATTACGGATGAACTGATGTATTCTTTTATTAGTGAATGGCTATTAACATCCGGATGCACTAAAGAAAGTATCGATGCATCTGTCGAAATATCATTGTCTGATGTAAAATATACCAGAACGCCAAAACAAGCTTGGTTGCCTTTTACATATGTAATTCAAACAGCTATTCCAGAGTCTGATTTTGAGCGTGCATATAGAACTCTGGTTCATCCGGTAGGATTTAAGTATATTGTTGATCCGATTGGAGGAGCTGCGGCGACCGACAAAAATATCATTGTAGCCGATACTGGAATATCGGATAGTCGAATGATATGTGCACGAAGAGACTATCAAAAATCACTTTGGTTTTTAGATCAAACTCCACTCCAAGAGTTTGGTGGTACTACATCTGGTTATACGATAATCGATGCGGTGAGCAACTATAATCAGGCGTTTCAGAATACTATTGATTATACCTATGCGGATTGGTCGAATATCGGAGCAATCATTAAGCTCTTTTATATACTCAATCCTGGAAATGCATTAGGATTATATGGAAATCAGCTGCCAACGTCTGCGACAACGCTGTCGACCGAGACGATGATAGCAGGTATTACTAGTATAAGTCAAGTTAATGTTGCAGGAACTACAATAATTTCAACTACTCCGCCCACTTATAAAACTGGGCAGAACGATTTTAATACGACACCACTTTATGGTGGTAAGTCAATTTGGTTTAATGGAAAACGTTCTTTTGAAGCAGGACAGTATCGACTTACTTATTTGGGTGGTGTTTATACTTTGTATACCTTTAATGTGCCCATCAACGGTTTATTATGGCGTTGGGGTAATACTGTTTTTCCAATAGCCGATGTACAAAATATTTCAACCACATCTGATGGCGCTATAACTGTCTCAGCAATACCACCTGGGCCTTACTATTTCACCTCAACTTCACAATCAGGTTTTGAAACAGCAAATATAGGAACAACATTCGAATTTTATCATCCTGGTGGTGCTTTAGGATTTTGTATTGGAGATACCGGCGTAAACTTTTCTGATAACGTTATCGGTGCTATCGGTGGTTCATCAAGCTATGCCGGACCACACTTTCGATTGGATGCTGTACCTTCCTCTGGTAAAGCAATCATAAAGATTCCAAATCTTTTGACTCAATTTAACAATTCTGATCATTTGCAAGTTGGTGCGGTTGTCACAGGAG